AAGATCTTGCAGTGCCATCTGCACCAACTGCTTCACCAGACCCCCAAGTGTATAATGCACCATTCGCATGAATTGCCGCTGTTGCTTGCAATGTTCCTGCAACTTTTTGCCAACTCTCATTACCAATTTTGACTGGAGAAGATTTACTGATTGTTGTGCCGTCACCAAGTTGACCAGAACTGCCTAATCCCCACATGAACAAAGCACCATTCGACAAAAGACCAGCACAACTGGCAGGATTCATTGAAACATCAGACCAACTATTTAAAGCACCAACTGCGGATGGAAGTGAAACTGCAAAAATAGCTCCTCTACCACCTTCACCATTTAACGACGATCCCCAAGTATAAAGAAGTCCATTTGTACCAATTGCTGCTGCAGCCGAACCATGTTTTCCTACGACTTTTGTGAAGGTACTAACACCTCCGACAGCGGTGATGAGCACAGGAGAAGATTTACTGATTGTTGTGCCATCACCAATTATTCCTGAACCGCCAAAACCAAATGCATGTAATCTATTTTGATTGGGTCCTGGATTACCAATGATACCGAAAACTGCACCACCATGTGTTGCTGCTATTTGTGTGTATGAGTATGTAAAATTGACCAATGGATATGATGGGTCACCGCTGGGACTATTAGTTAAATTAATACCAAGTTGACCAGCACTTGTGCCTGCAAATGAATTTATACCCCAGGTGTATAAATTACCCGTAGATGATATTGCAGCAACAACAGAAACTCCTGGCGCAACAGTTGACCAACTTCCTTCAGCTGCTCCAACCCCAGCAACTATTTGTACAGGGGAACTTCTGCTCACAAAATCATTTGTACCGAGTGAACCAAAACTATTAGCTCCCCATGCAAATAATGCACCGTTAGCATGAATAGCATATGTAGAAGAACCTAATGCAGCAAAAACTTTTTGCCAACTTTGATTGCCAATTTTAACTGGTGATGATTTACTAATTGTTGTACCATCGCCTAAATTACCAGCAACACCATTTCCCCAACAGTACAAGGCACCATTTGATGTGATTGCACAAGTGTGACCGTCAGCAGCAGAGAAATCTATAAATGTAACTTCAGGACCAATACCAAGACCAACGTTTACTGGATTGCTTTTGAAAATTGTTGTGCCGTCGCCTATTGTTCCCTGTGCGTTATTACCCCAACCCCAAAGTCTTCCAGTAGAAGTGAGCGCCATAATCTGATTTCCAGATGGTCCAGATACACCACTACCAGCACCACCTTCTATTTTAATCCAAGAGTAGGATCCTTGCGCATCATCAAATATACTTCTTACAACAGTGCTGTCGCCAATTTCACCACCCGTTGCGTTACCCCATGCAAACAAACTACCATCACCACGAATTGCATAAGAAGTATTTCCTGCTGCACCAATTGCAGCCCAACTTGATGGACCAATTTTTACAGGTGCAGAACGTTTAAATAAGGTAGTATCTCCAAGTTGACCAAATGCGTTGTCGCCCCACGCAAATAATGAACCATCAGATCTAAGAGCAAGAACGTGATCGGATCCAATTGCAATTTCATTCCAGTAATTTCCTGGTGTGCCAATAGGACCAGAGGACCAAATTCTACCACTAGCGTCTAAACCTAATAAGTTTGCTGCGCCAGCAGAAACTTGCGTAAAAAATTCTGTTGATTGAATTGCAACAGGAGAATTATAATTGGAACCGCGAACAAATTGATCTTCACCAAAATGCATCGCAAGACCCCATGCAAACATTGATCCATTTGCTAAAACTGCTGCGGTGTGTGACCAACCTGCACTAACTGCGCTCCAACTTGAATCGCCAATTATTACTGGCGATGATCTACTAATTATTGTACCATCACCTAATTGACTTTGTTGATTGTTGCCCCATGTAAAAAGTTTATTATTTGCAGCAATAGCAGCAGTGTGAAAAGCGCCAGCAGAAACGTCATTCCAAGTGCCAGTTCCAATTACAACAGGGGAAGATTTACTTAATGTTGTTCCATCACCTAATTGACCAGAAGTATTTAATCCCCAAGCATAAAGACGATTGTTTGATAATAAGCCGACAGTATGACTCAATCCTGATGATATTTTTTTCCAAGATTCTAGACCAACCTTTACAGGCGATTGAGAATCTATGGTTGTTCCATAACCAAGTTGACCGACATTATTTAAACCAAAAGTATAAAGACTAGTTGGTATAACGGCATTGTCGGTTTTTTGTATACTGAGTAACCAATTATTTAAAATCATTTTTATTCATCATCTTTAAAAGTTTGGCCAAACAATGTTATATGGATCTGATTGTTGCGTGATATCTGCAAGGGTTTGCATATAATTATCTAGATCATTAATATTGTCTGTTGGTGTTATATTTAAGCGAACTTGACGTTCGTATCTGACATAACGCCACTCAAACTCTTGCATTTTTTTATCTCTTTCAATGCGGACTTCTGCCCAGCGAGTCGCAAGATTTGCAAGTCTTTGTTGCTCTATTTCTTCTTCTGTTAAAAATGATGAGTGTTCAGGAAATACCTGCTCAACATCTACAACAAGATCTTCTTCATAAACTGTGTCGGTTGTAGCGTCATACCAATGTCTAGAACCTTCAAGTTTTTGACGAGTTGGATCATACGTTGGTGTAACTTTTTGAACTTTATACCAGCCGAGCGTTTTCAAAAAATCCTTATGCTCTTCTTTATCTTGAAGCGCGAAAAAATTACTGATATTTTTCCAGTTTGTTGGAAGATTCCAGTAAACTCCGACGATCTCATTATTTTCTACAATTGCATAGTTACTCATTATAGATTTTGTCCTGAAATAAGAGCATACCAATTTGTTCCGCCATCATGAGTAAAGAAGAAGAATAAATCTTTTCTACCGTTTGTTGCTGTTATAGTTGGCGCCGTATCGTTTGGCCAATTAAAACTTCCTGGCCAATTAACTGTTCTTGTAGTTCCATCTGCAGTAAACAACACCGCAAAGGAACTGACGTTGTTAGTTAGTTCAACATTGTTTACTGTTAATGTTACAATATCACTATTTAACGTCACATAAAAGAAATTCGCCAATCGAAGATCTAATGTTAGTGCACTTCCTGAAATTGTCGGATTAGCCGCATAATGAACATAAGAATTAGAGGCAAATATATTCGCGCTCAATTCACCAATTGATGGTTGGAATTGCAATTTACTAGTTGCAACATTTGGCGTCAACGTGCCAGAAGTTGACGTTGTGAAAACAGGATAATGAATTGTAGCAGAACTAACTTGATCTATAATGTTAGATCCTACACCAGCAGCACCTTGTACGCCTTGCGGACCTTGAGCACCAGTTGCACCAGTGGTTGCAGTAACTTGCCAAGTTGATCCATCGTAAATAAATTCAACAGAAACGTTTTCAATGTCAAGAATTACATCATCGGCAACACCTTCAATAGTTGAGCCATTTCTTGCGACCGTAAGATTATTTACTGACCAATCCCCAGCGCCATCTGCAATTTTAATATAATTGCCTGTTGATGGTGTTGCTGGAAGCGTAATTGTAAATGCTCCGCCAGAAGTGTCTGCAATAATTTGATCATTGTTGACTGCGGTGTAGTTTGCCGTTTTAACTGTCCAACCACTACCGCCACCACCAGAAGCACCTTGAACACCTTGAGCACCCTGTACACCTACGCCAGTTGCACCTTGTACGCCCTGAGCACCTTCAGCACCTTGAACGCCTTGTGCACCTTGAGCGCCAGCAGCACCTTGTTCACCTTGGGCTCCATTAGAGCCAGCAGCACCCTGTGCACCTACAGCACCTTGAGCGCCTTGTACACCTTGAGCGCCTTGAGCGCCAGCAAAGCCAGTCGCACCTTGAGCACCTACAGCACCTTGTTCACCTTGTGCACCAACAGCGCCTTGTGCGCCAACAGCGCCTTGAGCACCTTGAACGCCTTGAGCGCCTTGAGCACCAGCAGAACCTGTCGCGCCCTGAACCCCTTGTGCACCTTGAGCACCTACAGCACCTTGAGTACCAGCAGCACCTTGAACACCTTGCGCGCCTTGTGCACCCTGTGCACCTGCTGTTCCTTCTGCGCCCTGTACACCTTGAGCACCCTGTGCACCCTGTGCACCTTGAGCACCAGCAGAGCCAGTTGCACCTTGAACGCCTTGAGCGCCTTGTGCACCAGCAGAACCTGTCGCACCTTGAACGCCCTGAGCGCCTTGTGCACCAGCAGCACCTGCTGCGCCTTGAGCGCCAGCAGCGCCCTGAGCACCAGCAGCACCTTGTTCACCTTGAGCACCAGCAGCACCTGCTGCGCCTTGAGCGCCTGTCGCGCCTTGTACACCCTGAGCACCTTGTGCGCCAGCGGAACCTGCCGCACCTTGCACACCTTGAGAACCTGTTGCGCCTTGAGCACCCACAGCACCTTGTTCACCTTGTGCACCAACGACACCTTGCGCACCCTGTGCACCAATCGCACCTTGAGCACCTACAGCACCTTGAGCACCAGCGGCACCTTCAGCGCCTTGAACGCCCTGAGAACCCTGTGCGCCGACGGCACCCTGTGCACCAACAAGACCTTGTGCACCCTGAACCCCTTGTGCTCCTTGAGCGCCAACAGCACCTTGTGCGCCAGTTTCACCTTTCGCTCCAGCATCGCCTTGAACGCCTTGTGCTCCATTGTCTCCTTTTTGACCTTTCTCACCTTGTGCTCCTTGAGCGCCAGTCGCGCCTTGAGCACCATCAACGCCATTTGTACCCTGTACGCCTTGAAAACCTTGAGCGCCTTGTGATCCTGCAGTGCCTGCTGCACCTTGAACGCCTTGAAAACCTTGTGCACCTTTATCACCAGCGTCACCAGTACGAACCAAAGAAATGACAACAGCAGTTGTATTTGCAAAGTTTGTTACACCAGTATTCCATGCAACTGGAACATTGAAGTGATCGTCGTCGTGAATGTGATTGCCGTTAATACTGAAGAAGGCAAATTCGTTTACATTTGCAGTGTTTGCTAATTTAAACGTACCTTTAATTGTTGATGTGGAATCATCAATTGTTTGAATAAAGTTATAAATGTTTGCGCTTGTTGAATCATTGAAACTAATATACAACGTATTTGCAGTATTAAATGGATTGGCATTAAATTGTAAATGACCAGAACCTAGTGTTGCAGGATCATCTGTTTGAATTCTAAATTCGTATTCAAACGACGCACCACCGAATTCGCCAACGTCACCCTTTGTACCTGTTGAACCTTGAACGCCCTGCGCACCCTGTGCGCCAGTTTCACCTTTATCTCCAGTCGCTCCTTGTACGCCCTGAGAACCTGTTGCGCCTTGAGCACCAGTAGCACCTGCTGAACCTTGCACACCCTGCGCGCCAGTTTCACCTTTATCTCCAGTCGCTCCTTGTACGCCTTGTGCGCCTGTATCCCCTTTTTGACCTTTTTCACCTTGTGCGCCTTGAGCGCCGACAGAACCTTGAACACCTTGAGCGCCTTGTGAACCAACAGCGCCCTGTGCACCAACAGCGCCTTGAGCACCTTGAACACCTTGAGCGCCTTGTGAACCAACAGCGCCCTGTGCACCAACAGCGCCTTGAGCACCTTGAATGCCTTGTGCGCCCTGAGAACCAACAGAACCTTGTGCGCCCTGAACACCCTGCGCGCCTTGAACGCCTTGTGCACCCTGAGAACCAACAGAACCTTGTGCGCCCTGAACACCTTGAGCACCAGTAGCACCTTGCTCACCTTGCGCACCATTAGTGCCAGCAGCGCCTTGAATGCCCTGCGCGCCTTGCGCTCCAGTTGCACCTTGAACGCCTTGAGCACCCTGCGCACCTTGAGCGACCCATGCACCAGATGCAGCATTGTATACCCACGTTCGATTATTATAGGTATATGAATCGTTATCTACTGGTGAATTTGGGAAATTAATTGCCATTATTTAACTCTGTGTTTAGGTAAATGTATTTATTTTTAAAAGTTAAACTGGTTCTTCAATTTCAACCCAACTCAACGTTGGTTCATCCCAGCGGTATAATTTACCATCATCTGGTTTTGATACGGGTGCAATCCAAGTTGCAGTATCATTATCTAATACCCAAGAAGAGTAGGGTTTTGGTGGAACGAATGCATCTAATTCAACATTATATGTGTAACCAACACCAGCATAACGTTTACGGAAATTTCCATTGTATGATGTTTGTTTCCAAGTACCGCCTAAAAGACGTTCGCAAAATGCTGCTCCGATGTGCTCTTTTTCCACACCATTTGCATCTGCTGTGTCTGTGTTCGCAACAACAATAACTTGTGTCACTACATTATTTTCATCTAGCTGTGCAAAATGTGCCATTTTATTTTAATCTCCTAAGATTAACTCTGTTAACGAATCAGTAACACCAAGTTTTCCTTTCAAAAAAGTATTAAAGGATAAACTAATTCTTGTCTCTTCATGATCTACCGTCTGAACCATATGTGTAAGTGAAGAAGGAAACATTACAAGTTTTCCTATTCCAACTTCAAACCACCATGATTTAGAATTTGAAACATTCCATTCTTTCGCTTCAACATCAATCATTTTATAACCATCATTATAAAAATAAATTCTGTCTTTTGTTATATCAGCATTCAAATATAAAACGCCAGAAATAAAAGAATTTGGATGAGCATGCTTATGATGAAATTGACCTTTACCTGTATAATTAATCCAAGACTGCGTTACATACAACTTTAAATCTTCTTTTGGTTGATGTATCGTTTGAAAATAATTATTTACAGAAGTCGTCACAAATTCTTTTAACTTTTTAAATTCCTTTAGTTCTAAAACGTTATAATTTTTACTTGTTTGATTTCCCTCGTTTGGTCTACGTTCTAATTTTGTAAATGTATCAATTTCTTTTTTAGTAAATTCTCGTTCAAGTTCAACAATGCCAACTGTCGTTGGAAAAATATTATATGTTTTCACAGTATCATCCTTTAAGTTTGTTGTGAATCAAATTGCCCCACAATTTCTGCTAATTGTTCATCTGTCCAAATAGTATGTATTGAATCTTCAAAAGCCTTGATTTTTTCTAGTGTTTCTTCAACTTCTTCTTTTGTTGGTTGTGGTCGTGGATCATCCCAACGAGTAAAACCTACGCCACCTGTCCACTCCCATTTTGCTCCTGGGCGAAGAAGATCCATTGCCGTATCAATTCCATAAAAACGATAAATTTTTGCTTGCATTTAAATCACCTCAATTACGCATTAAGTTTTAGAATAACGATACCTGAACCGCCGTTGCCGCCTGCACTATTCGAATCGCCAGCATTATCGTCCCAAGAGGCACCACCACCGCCGCCACCAGTATTAGGGCTACCAGCAGATCCATTTGAATTGGATGATGGTCCTGCGTTGCCGCCGCCGCCTGCGCCGCCAGTACCACCCGTTCCACTAATTCGATATCCACCTCCGCCGCCGCCACCAGCATATGTGACTGATGTTCCTGTTATAGATGATGCAGTGCCATTACCACCATCACCACCATGACCTGCACCGTCTGTATTTCCATTTTCTCCAGCTGCACCTGCACCTCCCCCGCCACCAACTCCAGTATTTGGATTTACTGTTGGGCAATTTCCGCCATTATTTCCTTGACTTGGCGATGTGCTTGGAGTGTTACCAGTTCCACCACTTGTGCCTGACAATCCAGAACCACCACCAGAACCACCATTTCCAGCAGACACAGCAGGTGTGCCTGCTCCACCTTTACCACCTCTTGTGCTAGTGATAGTGCTAAAAACAGAGTCATTACCATCAGAACCAACATTATAACCGCCCTGCGCACCACCACTACCACCAGCACCAACAGTGATTGTATAGGTCTGGCCAGCAGTTACTGCAAATCCAGTTCCAGTTCTAAATCCACCTGCTCCACCGCCACCACCATATCGAGATCCTCCTCCTCCACCACCAGCAACAACAAGATAGTCAACAGACGTCACACCAGTTGGGCAAATCCATTCTGCTGTGGAATTGAATACTTGTACACCTGTTGCTGGCATTGTATATTTGAGGATGACGATACCAGAGCCGCCAGTGCCACCAGTGATATTTGCTGAAAAATTATAACCACCACCACCACCGCCGCCACCAGTGTTAGTTTCTCCAGCTGTTCCTGATGGTCCAGTTCCACTACTTGTTGATGCTCCTGCACCACCGCCACCTGTTCCTCCTGCGCCGCCTGCACCAGTTCCCGGACTATCTATACCAGATCCGCCACCACCGCCAGCATAAGTCACTGACGTGCCTGTTATTGAAGATGCAGCACCAGTGCCACCATCACCACCATTACCAGTGCTTGGGCTTCCAGCATTACCAGCAGCGCCTGAACCACCACCGCCGCCTCCGCCACCAAAACCACTTCCACCATTATTTCCTTGTGATGGACTTACCGATGGTATATTTCCTGATCCGCCAGCATTTGGTGAATTTCTTCCACCACCACCACCTGAACCACCATTAAATCCAGCACCCAAACCACCACCACCACCGCCAGCAGAAGTGATTGTATCAAAAACTGAACTAGTTCCATTTGCGCCATTATATGGCGCAGTGTCATCGCCTCCACCTGCTCCACCAGAACCAATCGTAATTGTATAAGTGTTTCCAGCAGTCACTGGATATGAAGATCCTATTCTAAATCCACCAGCACCACCACCACCTGCTCCATTTCTAGATGCACCACCGCCACCACCAGCAACGACAAGGTATTCAACTTCAGTCACACCTTCAGGCGCAACCCATAAACCAGACTGTTTAAAAGTGAGAATTACTGTTTTACCTGGTGGAGTAAAATTCCAATTCGGATTTCGATTTGTACTTGGATTTGTGAGTGCATAACGAACAGCGCCGTTCGCACTCATCGCAGAAATACCCTGAATTGAATATAACTTAATGCCCATGTTTATTAGGTAATCTCTGAACCAAATACGCTGAAGGAAATATTTGCATTTGCTGAATAGACAGACAATACGTCTGTGTTGCCCATTGTCACACCAAGTGTTAATGCAATTGAGTCAAGTGCATTAATTGGTGCATCAAAAGCAATGTAATGTTGATTTGCAAGAGCAGCACCAGCAGGTTGAACTGCTAATCTGTACGTTGCATTTGCATTGTTATTTCGATTTGTAATTACAATGGAAGAAATAACAGCCTGTGTTGCGGCAGGAACCGTATACACATTCGAAGTTGATGCTGCGTTTGGAGCAGCTTGTCCTAATACTTTGTATGTAAATGGCATTTAAGCACCCATGAGTAAGAAAGGATGGAGAACCTCAGCACCAGCACCTGTGGCACCTTGTACACCTTGCGCGCCAGCAGGACCTTGTGGACCAGCAGTTCCAGCGATTACAAATACGTCAACGTTTGCATTTGCATCTGGTGCGCCATCAAAAGTGAGTGTTGTTGAAGATACGTTATATTCGTTATTTCTTTGAAGAACGCGATCAACAAAGACAAGAGCGTGATCTTCATTAAATGGTGTCGTTGTAAGTGTAAAGTCAACAGCAACGCCATTTGCAAGGAATGAATTTCTTGTTACAGAAATTGCTGCTGAACCAGAGTCCCCCTTATCTCCCTTTGTGCCTGTTCCTGCTGCGCCTTGAACACCCTGAGAACCCTGAGCGCCAGCAGTACCCTGAACACCTTGGAATCCTTGAGCACCTTGTGGACCACCTGATGCACCTTGTACACCTTGGAATCCTTGTTCGCCCTTTGCGCCAGTTGCACCAGTTGCACCTTGAGCGCCAGCAGTACCAGTAATATGATAAGCATCAATTACGTCATTTGTATCTGGCGCCACATCAAACGATAGAGTCGTAGAACTTACATTGTATGCGCTGTTACGTTGGAATACATTGTTAACGAATACAAGCACTTGATCTTCATTAAGTGGTGCAGTTGCCAAAGTAAACGAATTTGTATTACCATCACCAACAAAAGAATTTCTTGCTACAGCAATTGCTGCTGCAGCAGAACCAGGCGCGCCTTGTACGCCTTGGAATCCTTGAGCACCTTGTGCACCGCCGCCACCGCCACCGCCGCCTGAGCCAGCAGGACCAACTTCTACCCATTGAGTGCTGTCGCCGTCGTTGATATATTTGAATAGCAATCCAAGGTCAGTATCAAACCATTCATCACCCTCTGCTGGCGACACTGGTGCTGTTGCACCACTTGTGTAGATCACAGCACCTGTAGGAATCTCACCTTTAGCGCCTTGCACACCCTGTGCACCTTGTATACCTTGAGAACCTTGTGCACCTTGTGCGCCAACAGAACCTTGAACGCCTTGTTCACCTTGAGCGCCCTGAGAACCAACAGCACCTTGAGCACCTTGTACGCCTTGAGTACCTTGAGCACCGACGGCACCTTGTTGACCTTGAGAACCTTGTACGCCTTGAGAACCTTGTGCGCCCTGAACGCCTTGAGCACCCTGAGAACCAACAGAACCTTGAGCGCCTTGCACACCTTGAGCGCCCTGAGAACCAACAGCACCTTGAGCACCTTGAACGCCTTGAGCGCCCTGAGAACCAACAGCACCTTGAGCACCAACAGCGCCCTTATCGCCTGATCGTGCAAATTCAATTACGAGACCTTCACCGCTTGATGGACGTGCGCCAGAAACATACGTTACATCATATTCAACCCATCCAACATTATCAACAAGACTATTGATTTGGAATATTGTTGAAGTAGGATCGCTAGGATTATTTGATTTAATAATCAAGTAGCCCTTAACAGCATTTGTTGAATCATCAGCAGTTAAGAGATATGCGCTAAAGTCTGTTGATGTGACATCTAGATCGCTGATGGCTACTTTTGTTACACTACCAATTGCTGAATTATTATAACGAATTAATCCAGTTCCTGGATCCGCCATCGTTACCGTTGTATTGAACGTATAACGCAATCCACCTTTATCGCCTGTTGAGCCTTGTGCGCCTTCTGTACCTTGTGCACCGACAGCTCCTTGTGCGCCTTGTGCACCCTGTACGCCCTGGAATCCTTGTTCACCCTGCGCACCAACAGCGCCTTGTGCGCCTTGTGCACCTTGAACGCCTTGAGAACCTTGATGTCCTTGATAACCTTGTTCACCCTGCGCACCGACAGCACCTTGAGCGCCTTGCACACCCTGTGCTCCCTGCTCACCTTGTGCACCAACAGCACCCTGTACGCCTTGATCGCCCTGAGCACCAACAGCACCTTGTTCACCCTGAGCACCGACAGCACCTTGTGCGCCAGTCGCACCTTGAACACCTTGTGGACCAGTGTCACCAACGTCACCAGTTCGCGCAAACGTGATTATAACATCATCATTATTATTTGGAGACCAACCGCTACCAGAAAGATAAGCACAGTTAGCGGTGAAGTAACCTGAATTATTTGTAAGAGCAGATATGGTATAAAATGCAAAACTTGTAGAATCAAACTTTGCTGAAATTCTAAAGTGACCCTTGATCGTCGATGTTGAATCGTCGATTGTTGTTAAGAAATTTTGAATGTCAGTTGAACCGTCATCTAAATTATCAATATAAAGTTGTGTTGCAAGCGCAAGTACACTATTGTTTAATTTTAAACGTCCAGTTCCAGGATCTGTTGCATTTGTGTTAGTATCAAAAGTATAATCAAAAGTTGCGCCACCAAAGTTACCATCACGACCTTGTGCACCTTGAACGCCCTGAGCACCTTGAGCACCTACTTCACCTTGTACACCTTGATCGCCCTGCACACCTTGTGAACCTTGAGCGCCAACAGAACCCTGTGCACCTACGTCACCTTGTACGCCTTGTGAACCTTGTTGACCTTGGTGTCCCTGATGACCTTGATCGCCTTGCACACCTTGTGCACCTTGTACACCCTGTTCGCCCTGTGGTCCTTGTACACCTTGATGACCTTGAACGCCTTGAGCACCTTGCTGACCTTGTGAACCTTGAATGCCTTGTTCACCTTGGTGTCCTTGGAAACCTTGTTCACCCTGCACACCTTGTGCACCCTGTGCACCTTGTGCACCTTGACGTCCTTGTTCACCCTGGAATCCTTGGAGTCCTTGCGCACCTTGAACGCCCTGTTCACCTTGACGTCCCTGATGACCTTGTGCTCCTTGCTCACCTTGGAAACCCTGCTCACCTTGATGACCTTGATGACCCTGGAAGCCTTGCTCACCTTGGAAACCTTGATCGCCTTGATGCCCTTGATGACCTTGCTCGCCTTGATAACCTTGATGACCCTGATCACCTTGACGTCCTTGTGCTCCTTGAACGCCTTGGAAACCTTGTGCTCCCTGTTCGCCTTGGAATCCTTGGTGTCCTTGTTCACCTTGGAAACCTTGATCGCCTTGATGTCCCTGATGACCTTGCTCGCCTTGGAAACCTTGATGACCTTGTGAACCTTGTTCGCCTTGACGACCTTGAGCACCTTGCTCGCCTTGCGCACCAATAGTGCCTTGAACACCTTGATAACCTTGTGCGCCCTGTTCACCTTGAACACCCTGGAAGCCCTGTTCACCTTGATGACCTTGATGACCTTGAACTCCTTGGAAACCTTGAGCGCCTTGCTCTCCTTGAACACCCTGGAAGCCCTGTGCTCCCTGCTCACCTTGTGCACCAACAGCACCTTGTATACCTTGATAACCCTGCTCACCCTTGTCGCCGCGATCACCAGTACGCACAAACGAAAGTGTTACCGCAGTTGTATTTGCTAGGTTTGATATACCACTTGTCCAAGCAACTGGAACATTGAAGTGATCTAGATCATTAGTGTGTAATCCATTAATACTGAAGAATGCAAACTCACTAACGTTTGCTGTGTTAGCAATCTTAAACGTGCCCTTGATTGTTGACGTTGAATCATCAATCGTTTGCAAGAAGTTGAATACATTCGCTGAATTTTGATCAAGGAAACTAATGTATAATGTGTTTGCTGTATTAAATGGATTTACATTAAACTGTACTAATCCATTTCCAAGATTAACTGGATCGTTAGTTTCGACTCTGAATTCATATTCAAAAGATGCACCGCCAAATTCACCAGTTTCACCTTTGGCGCCAGTTGTACCTTGTACACCTTGATTTCCTTGAACACCTTGAAAGCCTTGAGATCCTTGTTCACCCTGTACGCCTTGAAAGCCTTGAGATCCTTGTTCACCCTGTACGCCTTGGAAGCCTTGTTCACCCTGATGACCCTGATGACCTTGTACACCCTGGAAACCTTGTGAACCTTGTGCACCTTGTTGACCCTGTGAACCTTGAACGCCTTGTTCGCCTTGGTGTCCTTGGAAGCCTTGTGAACCTTGTTCACCCTGTACGCCTTGGAAACCCTGAGAACCCTGAGCGCCCTGGTGTCCTTGAGCGCCTTGCACACCTTGGAACCCTTGCTCGCCTTGATGACCTTGGAAACCTTGTGCGCCTTGAGCACCTTGTACGCCTTGTTCACCTTGGTGTCCTTGGAACCCTTGCTCACCTTGATGTCCCTGATGACCTTGTTCACCTTGGTGTCCTTGGAACCCTTGCTCACCTTGATGACCTTGTGAGCCTTGTACGCCCTGTTCACCTTGATGACCTTGGAAACCCTGTGAACCTTGTTCACCCTGCACACCTTGAGAACCTTGACGCCCCTGATGACCTTGCTCGCCCTGTACGCCTTGAAAACCTTGTGCTCCCTGCTCGCCTTGATGACCCTGGAAGCCTTGCTCACCTTGGTATCCTTGCGCGCCTTGTTCACCCTGTACACCTTGAGCACCACCAACAGTTGGTGTAAAAATACTTACTGTATTGCCAGAAACTGTAACAATAGAAACGCCACCTGGATCGCCAACGATTTTAAGTGTATCGTTATTTGAAGAAGGTGAAATAGAGGCAGTTGTGTTGGCTACATTTTTAAAGACAGAATCGTTTAATGCGCTGTTTGCTCGGCTTTCTGTATTTGTGAGGCGAGCCTGCACGTTTGTGCCATCCACAAATACTGTATTCGCATTTAATGTTTGGGCAATGACTGTTGTATCTACGGTTACATTACCATAAATTCGTGTATTGCCTTGTAATTTTGCCATTTTTTAAATTTTACCCAATTGGTTATCTAATATTTATTTTACTCTAAAACCCATATCGAGTTTTAGTTAGATCATAATTTTGTTTAATTTCATCTGCAGTTAATGTTACATCATAAGTAAGTGCTTGCGACATTCTACCATTTAATAAATTACCACCAGCGCTAAAACAGGCTATATTTGTGGAACCATCTCCTGGTAATGCAGTAGTCCAAGAATATGTGCTATCTTGAGTACCATTTACATATAATGTAAAACCAACTGCAACATCAAACGTTAATGCTACATTATACCACTTGTTTAAATCAAATGTTGCTGTAGAACCATATGCCATAAAATTGCCAAAATTTGTATGCCCTGAATAAACTTTATTTGTCGAAGTTCCGAAATATAAAAAATGTCCACTCGTACCGCTGATTAAATTATTATCATTATAAGCGTTTAAATAAAACCAAACTTGTTTCGTATAGTTATTCGCGCCAAGAACTCTTCCACTGCTCGTCCCATATTGATTTGAACCATTAAATGTAAAATACCTTGGCGAACTATTTGTAAATGTTGGACTATTATATAATGTTACGTCATTTGCAGTTCCAGCACTTATGTCAAACCAAGTTGATCCAGAGTTTGGATAACTTGCATTTTCTTCAGCATCTAATTGTAATGTCAATCCTCGCGTTACAATATTAATTTCATTAAAAATATTTGCAACTAAAATTCGACCATCATTTGTTTTTCTTTGCGCTAAACCGTTCGTCAATGGACTAATTGTCACTTCATCAAACTCGGCAGCGCGCAAATATGTTTTGCTTTCACTGATTGTCGATTGAGTAACTTCATCAAGTGAACTAAAAACATTTAACGTGCCGTCACTTTTTATTTGCGAAGATCTTGCCATAATTAGATAAACACTGTATCAATGCTATTTTCTGAATCGTTATAATATTGATAGGCAACAATTACTCCAGTTGTATTCTTATACTGAACATTTGCAGCAGCAAGTTTATTCGTTGACAACATATTGCTTGCGGTGTTAAACGTCAAGTCTGCATCACCACCAAACACACCATTGTTGTTAAACAATACTTGAGTGTTTGTCGTATTTGCTAGTGGTACACTGAACGTTACACTTTGTGGTACTGAATTACCATTTCCGCTGATAAGAATATTATCACCAGAAATTAAATTGACAGTATCGAGACCAGAAGCAACAAGTTGATTGACGCCATTTACTTGCCAGTTCTTGAACGTACTATTAAGTTGAATAGTGACGGTGTTAGAACTTTCATCAACAACAGCCATTCCCGAATCAGCGTCGAACTGAATCGTATTGATGTTGCTAAATGTATTAACAACAGTATTGTTGCCTGCATAAACTTCTTTAATCGTAATTGGTGCATTGGCTTTATCGTACGCATTATTGGCTTGTAGATATGCAGCATTGGCTTGACCATATGCATTACCAGCAGCAGTTGTTGCAGTATTTGCTTGGTCATAAGCACCACCAGCTTGTGTTCGAACATCATCAAATGAGTAGAACGTTGTGCCATTGTCTGACCAACCCCACTTGTCTGTATTTTCATTCCAGCGCAAGAAGGTGTCTGGTTGATCCCCACGATTAACTGTTACACTTGCATTAAGCGATGGTGCACCAGTTGCATTTGAGTTGAGGATGATTTCATTGTCTTCAACAAGCAACGTCTCAACATTAAGTGTCGTGCTGTTGCCAAGTATTTCAAGATTACCTTGAACAACAAGGCTACCTGTAATCGTACCACCAGCAATGTTAAGTTTTAGATTTGCTTCAGCATATGCAGCATTGGCTTGATCGTAAGTCTGACCAATTAATGCTTCGAGGTTTGCATTATTTTGACCAATGAAAACCGTATTCGCAATAATACCGTTTGTTGAGACATTACCATCAACACTACTAATTATAGCATTGCCAAGGAAGATTGAGTTGTTGCTCAAATAAATGTCACGGAAACGATTGGTGCTTGTACCGATATCGTAGGTAACATTTGACTCAGGAACAATATTTCTTGTTGTTAATAGTCCAGATACACTTACATTATTATTAAATTGAGCATTGCGTGTCGTAAATGTATTTGATGCAAGATCAAATGTTAAGTTAGCAGAACCAGCTGGGTTGTCTTGATTATTGAATACAATTTGTGTATTCTGTCCAGCAACTGGTCCAACTTCACCCTGTACGCCTTGGAAACCTTGCTCACCTTGAGCGCCAACAGTGCCTTGCACGCCTTGGAAACCTTGCTCACCTTGGAATCCTTGGAAGCCCTGCTCACCTTGTGCACCAACTTCGCCTTGAACGCCCTGTTCGCCTTGATAGCCTTGACGTCCTTGAGAACCTTGTACACCTTGAGCGCCTTGGTGTCCCTGAGATCCTTGAATACCTTGAGCGCCTTGAGCACCAACAGTACCTTGTACACCTTGGAAGCCTTGAGCGCCTTGCTCTCCTTGACGCCCTTGAGCACCTTGTACGCCTTGGAAGCCTTGTGCTCCTTGCTCACCTTGGAATCCTTGTTCGCCTTGATGACCTTGAGCGCCTTGTACGCCCTGGAAGCCTTGCTCACCTTGTACACCTTGGAATCCTTGTTCGCCCTGATGACCTTGTTCACCCTGACGCCCTTGTGATCCTTGTACACCTTGGAAGCCCTGTTCGCCTTGACGCCCTTGGAATCCTTGCTCACCCTGATGACCTTGGAAGCCTTGTGCTCCTTGCTCACCTTGTGCACCAATCGTTCCTTGAACGCCTTGGAAACCTTGTGAACCTTGTACGCCCTGGAATCCTTGCTCACCTTGATGCCCTTGGAAACCTTGTTCACCTTGGAATCCTTGTTCACCTTGGAAACCTTGGTGTCCTTGGAAACCTTGTTCGCCTTTATCGCCACGATCACCAGTACGAACGAAAGAAATCGTTACATTCGTTAGATCAGTGAAACTTGTTACGCCACTAGTGTGTGCAACAGGAACGGAGAAGTAATCGGCAACATGAGCATGTGTACCATTGATGCTAAAGAAAGCAAATTCGTTTACGTTTGCAGTGTTGGCAATTTTAAAACTACCTTTGATTGTCGAAGTTGAATCGTCAATCGTTTGTAGATAGTTGAATACATTTGCGCTGTTACTGTCAACAAAATCAATATACAATCTTGTTGCAGTTGAAATGTCTGCGGAATCAAATTTTAGATTAGCAATACCTGGATCAGTGTTTGCAGTGTTTGACAAGAAGATGTATTCAAACGATGCTCCACCAAATTCACCGATTTCACCTTTCTGTCCTACAAGACCTTGATTACCTTGTACACCTTGGAAGCCCTGTTCGCCTTGGTATCCCTGATGACCTTGAACGCCTTGGAAGCCCTGTTCGCCTTGGAAGCCTTGGAAGCCCTGTTCGCCTTGGTATCCCTGATGACCTTGAACGCCTTGTGCTCCTTGTACACCCTGAGCTCCTTGTACACCTTGTGCCCCTTGAATACCTTGGAAGCCCTGTTCACCCTGAACACCTTGTTCACCTTGACGTCCTTGTGCACCTTGAATACCTTGATTACCCTGTACACCTTGATGACCTTGAACGCCTTGAGCGCCTTGAACACCCTGCTCGCCTTGAACGCCCTGTTCACCTTGACGTCCCTGATGACCTTGAACGCCTTGAGCGCCTTGATAACCCTGTTCACCTTGGAAACCTTGTGAACCTTGTTCACCTTGGCGACCCTGATGACCTTGAACACCTTGAACACCTTGTTGTCCTTGAACGCCTTGGAAACCTTGTGAACCTTGTTCACCTTGATGTCCCTGGAATCCTTGATCGCCTTGATGACCTTGGAATCCTTGTTCACCTTGGCGACCCTGTGCACCTTGAACACCTTGTGCGCCTTGATAACCTTGCTCACCTTGGAAACCTTGAGCGCCTTGCTCGCCTTGGAATCCTTGGTATCCTTGTTCACCTTGGTGTCCTTGATGACCCTGTGATCCTTGAACACCTTGGAATCCTTGGGCACCTTGTTCACCTTGGAATCCTTGAGCGCCTTGTTGACCTTGTGAACCCTGACGTCCTTGTGAACCTTGTACACCCTGTTCGCCTTGGAAACCTTGAGCGCCTTGTTCACCCTGACGTCCTTGAACGCCTTGATGACCTTGAACACCTTGGAAACCCTGTTCACCTTGTGTTCCTTGGAAACCTTGTTCGCCTTGTGTACCTTGAGATCCTTGTACACCTTGGAAGCCCTGTTCGCCTTGATGACCTTGATAACCTTGCTCACCTTGGAAGCCTTGTGAACCCTGCTCGCCTTGAACGCCAGCAAAACCTTGTTCACCTTGATAGCCCTGCTCACCCTGATGACCTTGGAAACCTTGATCGCCTTGTGTTCCTTGGAAACCTTGTTCACCTTGACGACCCTGTGCACCCTGCACACCCTGTTCACCCTGTACGCCTTGGAAGCCTTGTGAACCTTGCGTGCCTTGCACACCTTGGAAGCCTTGTTCGCCTTGACGTCCCTGATGACCTTGAACACCTTGCGCACCTTGTGCACCTACATCGCCACGATCGCCAGTGCGAGCAAATGTAATTAATACATCATCATTGTTACTGAACGATGAATCTGCTCCCGAAACATAACTACAATCTACTTCAAAATAATTGTTTTGTACAGCAAGAGAAGAAATTGTGTAGAGAATATAGTTGTTTGAATCAAACTTACTTGTAACTCTAAAATGTCCTTTAATTAATGATGTTGAATCATCAATTGTAATAAGGAAGTTATAAACGTTTGATGTATTGTCATCAAGATTGTCAATATAAAGTTTATTGACTGCGGTTAGATCTGCATTATTAAATCTTAAGAAGCCACTTCCTGGATCAGTATTTGCAGTGCTGCTGCTATAGGTGTAATCAAATGTGGCGCCACCAAAGTTGCCGTCGCGACCTTGATAACCTTGCGAACCTTGTACACCTTGTGCTCCTTGCTCACCTTGAGCGCCTTGGCGTCCTTGGAAACCTTGCTCACCCTGACGTCCTTGTGCACCCTGTGCTCCCTGTACGCCTTGGAAGCCTTGTGCTCCTTGCTCACCTACAAGACCTTGTAAACCTTGTGCACCCTGCACTCCCTGTTCACCTTGTGGTCCTTGGAAACCTTGTTCACCCTGACGCCCCTGATGCCCTTGAACACCTTGTGCGCCTTGAATGCCTTGGAAACCTTGTGAACCCTGTACACCTTGTGCACCTTGACGTCCCTGGAAACCTTGTTCACCTTGAGCGCCCTGTCGACCCTGTTCACCTTGGAAACCTTGCAAACCTTGAGCGCCTTGAACACCTTGCTCACCCTGTACGCCTTGTTCACCCTGTCGTCCTTGGAAACCCTGCTCACCTTGACGACCCTGGGAACCTTGCTCACCTTGACGTCCCTGTGCACCCTGTACACCTTGGAAGCCTTGATTTCCTTGATCACCTTGATGACCTTGGAAACCTTGTTCGCCCTGAACACCTTGCGCGCCCTGCACGCCTTGTTCACCTTGACGCCCTTGAGCACCCTGTACACCTTGGAAACCTTGTTGACCCTGTACACCTTGTGCACCCTGTACACCTTGGAAACCTTGTTGCCCTTGAACGCCCTGGAAGCCTTGCTCGCCCTGAACGCCTTGTTCACCCTGTACCCCTTGGAAACCTTGTTCACCTTGTACACCTTGGAAACCTTGTGAACCTTTATCGCCTTGATCGCCAGTGCGAACAAATGTAATATACAATTCAGTGTTTGATGCGAATGCTGTTCCTACAAGTGTTGATTGTAGCAATGCAACTGGTACAGCAAAGTAACCATTTTGATGAGCATGTGAACCATTAATAGAATAGTAGACATATTCATTGGTGTTTGCAACATTTGCAGCTTTAAAGTGACCTTTGATTACTGATGTTGAATCGTCAATTGTTTGCAAATAGTTGTAAGAGTTTGCACCATCAGCATCGATGGTGTCAATGTACATGAACGTAGCAGTAGAAAGATTTGAATTATTAAATGCTACATTTGCGATACCAGGATCAGTATTTGATGTGCCTGTTTGATAGAAATAGTCGAAAGTCGCGCCACCAAAGTCGCCAACTTCACCTTTAGAACCTACAGATCCTTGTACACCTTGGAAACCCTGTTCACCTTGGAAACCTTGTGCTCCTTGAGCACCTTGTGCACCTTGAACGCCTTGGTGACCTTGAACGCCCTGTGCACCTTGTGCGCCCTGACGACCTTGTTCACCTTGATAACCTTGAGAACCTTGCTCGCCTTGGAAACCTTGATGACCCTGCTCACCTTGACGTCCCTGTTCACCTTGACGACCTTGATTACCTTGAACGCCTTGCTGTCCCTGTCTGCCTTGAGCGCCTTGTACACCTTGGAAACCTTGTTCACCCTGTACACCCTGCTCACCTTGACGTCCTTGCTCTCCTTGAACGCCTTGGAAACCTTGTTCACCTTGACGACCTTGTTCACCTTGACGACCTTGAGCGCCCTGGAAACCCTGAGCGCCTTGAATACCTTGTGGACCTTGATCACCAATATCGCCAGTACGAGCAAATGTGATAATAACTTGTGTATTGTTACCAAATGTCGATACGGAACCTTCAACATACGCCGCATTAACAGTAAAGTATCCTGAATTTTCCGTAAGAGAAGAAATCGTGTAAATAGCAAATTCAGACGTAGCACCACGTTCAGATACTTTAAAATGACCTTTTAGCGTTGATGTTGAATCATCAATTGTTCTTAAAAAACTTTGAATATCATTATTTTCAGTATCAACATCGTCAATGTAAAGCGTATTTGCTAAACTTAATTGAGAATTGTTGAATTTTAGATAACCTGCTCCTGGGTCAGAAGCAGTTATATTGTCTGAGAAGGAATATTCAAAAGATGCGCCGCCAAAGTTACCATCGCGACCTTGAAAACCTTGTGCGCCTTGTTCGCCTTGATGACCCTGTGATCCTTGTTCACCTTGACGACCTTGTGCACCTTGTTGACCTTGAACGCCTTGTGCGCCCTGTATACCTTGGAAACCTTGTGATCCTTGTTCGCCTTGGTCTCCTTGTACGCCTTGGAAACCTTGTTCGCCTTGATAACCTTGATCGCCCTGAACCCCTTGGAAACCTTGTGAGCCCTGCTCACCTTGCGCACCGACAGCACCTTGAATGCCTTGATTACCTTGCGCACCGACAGCACCTTGTACACCTTGATGACCTTGTATACCTTGTGCGCCAGTTGAACCTTGAACACCCTGTGCACCTTGGAATCCTGCTTCACCCTGAGGTCCTTGATCGCCAGCTAAACCTGTACCGCCAGTTTCGCCTTTATCGCCTTTATCTCCAGTTGCACCTTGTACGCCTTGGAAACCTTGCTCACCTTGGAAACCTTGGAAGCCTTGTTCACCTTGTTGTCCTTGTGAACCTTGAGCGCCTTGAACACCTTGTGCACCTTGTGTACCCTGAACGCCCTGATAACCTTGTTCACCAAAGTCGCCTTTTTGACCTTTTTGACCTTGTGCGCCTTGCTCGCCTTGTGCTCCAGCTAAACCTTGCGGACCTGTGACTGCTGATACAAGTTGATCCCAAGTTGCACCATTCCACACATAGACTACATCCCCAACTGTAAACTGTTGGTTAACTACTGGTGAATCAGGAAAATTTGGTATTGACATCTATGATCACACTGGTACTTTGGTTCTTGAAATATTTAGGGTATTAACAGCGAATACTGGATCAAATAGAAGTCTCATTTGACCTGAATTTATATCAGCGCCAAAAGAACCCAAGTAAGAACCAGTAGTAACTGTAGCATATTCTGTCATGTAAACTGTTGTTCCATTATGCAATAAAAGAATTTCAGTTGCTTGATAAGAAGCGCCGCTCTTAATTTGAATTAAATATTTGACTGTGCGGTATTCGCTTGTTGGTAGTATGTCAACAACAGTTTGTGCGACAGTAGAGGTTGATCCTGTGTTTGCAGAAATTGTAATATTGTTTACTTTGTATTGTGTAGCATTAATTGTTAAATCATTATTAGATTCAATCAATCTGCTGCTTACGTTTAATTTAGTTCCATTTTGCAGTACTGATACATTACCTGTAAACGTATCGCCAGCACGATTTGCCTTTTCTTGATACAAAGTATTTGCTGTAGCAATTGAAGCAGCAGTATTCGCGTCACTAAAGAATAAATTGCTTGATGTATTTACAACTGGGGATGGTGTGAGTGAAACCCACTGTACACTATCACCATCATTGTAGTAGATGTAGAATTTACCAGTATTTGCTCTCCACCAGAGAGCAGTATTTGAATTTGCTGAACCTGGTGGTGTATCTGAAATATAAAGTTCAGTGTTACCGTAAGCAGAAATGCCACTGCCGCCAAGTTTAGGATTATCAAAGATAAGAATGACTTTATTATTGGTTGGATCATCAGTACCAGAAATTGTTAAATTAGAAGTATTTGCGCTTCTAAAATCTAACGTTCTTCTCTCACCAACCGCTGTATTTGCAACTTGAATAGGAACAGTATCGGTTCCTGCAACACCTTGTGCACCTTGAATACCTTGTGCACCTTGAACGCCTTGAACGCCTTGTGCACCAATAGCACCTTGTTCACCTTGTGCTCCTGCTGCACCTGTTGCGCCTTGAACACCTTGCGCGCCAGTAGCACCTTGTTCGCCTTGCTCGCCTTGTGCTCCTGCTG